GATTACTGCTGGCGGTACATGCTAAGCCGAGCGAGAAGCGCCGAGGGAGCTCCGTGTTACATCCGAGGGACAGCGAATCCCGGAGGTCCCGGCCACGCATGGATAAAGAACCGGTTTATTGACAGGATGGAACCCGGAAAAATATATAAAACAAATGAAGGATTAACACGTTGTTTTATAAAAGCGTTAATACAGGATAACAAAAAACTGATTGATAACGATCCGGAGTACTTAAAACGGCTTGAAATGCTTCCGACTCACTTACGCAGAGCGTTATTAGAAGGCGACTGGGATGTATTCGCCGGTCAAGTATTTGACGAGTTTCGCAGAGAAAAGCATGTAGTAAAACCATTCGCGATGCCCGCGGGAGACTGGAAACGTTTTTATTCTCTTGACTGGGGATTCGCTAAGCCGTTCAGCCTTGGTAAATGGGCAGTAAACAGCGAAGGGCGCATGGTTAGATATGGAGAGTGGTATGGATGCGCGAAGCATGAGACAGACACAGGTCTGCGAATGGGAGCCGAGGAAGTAGCCACTAAAGCCTGGGGAGACGCCACGGCCGAGGGAGTAACTGAAATAATAGCGGATCCCGCTATTTGGAATAAGATAGACGATTCACCGAGCATCGCAGACAAATGGGAAGCGGCGGGTTTTAAGATGATACCAGCTAATAATGACCGAATAAACGGGCTTATGCAGGTACATCAACAGATGCTGACTAAAGGGGAAGACGGTAAACCGATGTTATTGGTATTTGATAACTGTTTGGATTTTATCCGGACCATACCGGTTCTGGTACCTAACCCAAGGCATCCAGAGGATGTAGATACCAAACTTGAGGACCATATCTATGATGAAAGCAGGTACGCTATAATGAGTGAATTTGCCAAGTATCCTACAAGAGCATTGCGTAAACAGAACGGAAGCTGGAACTTTGGAGGGAAAAGAAGTACTAGCTGGGATCCGCTTGCGGATTAATTGTAGTTGATATATTATTTAATATGGGGAATATTATTATGGGATTAGTATTATTAATTTGTTTCATAGCACTTATCTTATATATTTATTTTAAAGATCAGGAAAAACGTGAAAAAGAAATTAAAGAAGATAAGATAAAAAAATATTTAAGTAGTAAATCTATATTATTATTTATCCTTAATCATTATGTTAAAGTGTATGGCTTTGATTCAGAAGTTGAAGAAATTATACATACAATTGAGAGCGGCAGAAACATGACAGATGTTGTAAGATCCAAATTAATAGAAAAAATAAAACAACTTTCAAATTATGAAGAATATAGCACACGATATAACAAAGAGCATGAAAGTGTATACATTACGTATAGTGACAGTAGTGACATTGTAAATTATAAAGACAGTAGTTTTTATTTAAGTTCACTTAATTATCCAACTGATTAGTATATAAAAATGATTTAAGGAGTATTTAAAACGAACATGATTATTAATTATTATGAAATACTAAACATTAAGATAGATGCGTCAGCTGAAAATATAAAACATTCGTTTAGAATACTATCTAAAAAATATCATCCTGATTTAAATAAGGATTCAAGTGCAAAAAATAAATTTATATTAATCTATGAGGCATATTCTATACTCATAGATTCAGAAAAAAGAAACATTTATAATAAGATATTAAATAAAAACAATATAATTGAAACTAAATATGAATATGAAAAATGGACAAATAAAGCAAAAGAAGAAGCAGAAAATTATTCAAAAAAATCATATAAGATATTTGAAAAGGATTTTTTTGAAAATATAATATTCTCAATTGGTCTTTTATTTAATATTATATGTATATTATTTTTTCCAATTATTTTTTTATTAATATTAGGAATAGAAGCATTTAAAAAATACTACTTAATTGCGATAATAATTAATTTAGTTCTTATAATCAGTGTTGTTTTCCATATAAAGCGTAATAAATAAGATAAATTAATTAAAAACTCACATAAAAACCCTTGACAGCATCCGGTTATGCGTGATATAACCGAACAAGATAATCTAATTGGCTACCAATGCAAACGGCGTTAATTAGGTAATTATATAAATTATACAAAGAGATCGATTTAACTACCAATACAAACGGCGTTAATAGATACAAACCTTATATCCGCGTTAATTATTTACGCGGGCAGGAGTGTCTATGCGCCGGGAAACCGACAAAGAAAAGGTAGTTGAGCTCAAACGACGGTATGAACAGCTAAAGGAAGAGCGTGATAAACGCCTTTCCGACTGGAAAGATGTTCAAAGATACGTCGCTCCATCAGTTCTAAACTGGGATAATCCCCAGGACAAAATCCCCAAACGCTCCAAACGATTCACTTCCCGCCCTACACAGTTCCGCAGAACCCTTCGCAGCGGTTTAGTCGGCTACTCTATCAGCCCTAATATCGTATGGCAAAAGCTTACGTTCGAAGACCAAGCTCACTTAGATAAGATATACGGAGCCAAAGACTGGCTGGAAGAAGTGGAACGTAAGCTCTACGCAGAGTTCGCCAAGTCAAATCTGTACCAGCAGGCCGGTCTTATGATAGACAGCGCTGTACTGTACGGCCATGGGGTAATGCTTATTGATGAGGTGCTGGGAGAAAATAAACTAAGATTCAGTAATATAAAAATACAGGAAGTATTTTTAGACATAGACGAGTTTGAGAGAATCGATACTGTTTTTCGCAGATACACAATGTCATTAAGAAACGCCGCTTCATTTTTTGGTTTAGAAAATCTAAGCGAATCCCAGCGGGAAGATATAAAACGTAAAGAAAATTTAAATAAATCTATAACAATAATCCACGCCGTATACAAGCGTGAAGAATACGACAGCGATACACCAGACTCTAAAAACATGCCATTCGCGTCAGTTTATATCGATGAAGGCGAGAATACTATCCTTATGGAATCCGGGTACCATGAATTTCCATTCGCTGTGTTTTTATGGGAGCCAGTATCAGGCACGCCTTATGGAGAATCACCATCGATACAGTCGCTGGATGATATTAGATATCTAAATAAAGTAGATGAGCAAAAACTTAAAACAGCGCAGATGGCTGGCTCCCCCGCTTACAATGTGCCTAATTCCATGAGAGGCCATGAGAATGTCGTGCCTAACGGTTACAACTACTACGAGAAACCAACTGAGATTGTAATGCCAGTTAACTCCGGAAAGAACTTCCCTATTACCTTGGAGATATACAGGGACATTGAGGACCGGGTAAAGGACTGGTTCCATGTAGATTTTTTCCTGGCGTTACAGCATAAGAACGCCGCCAACATGACAGCCACTTATGTAAATGAATTACAGGGAGAAAAAGCGGCTGTACTATCTGATTTAGTTGTAAACCTAAACTCGGCTTTGGAAAAAATAATACAACGCAGTTTTAATATACTTTGGCGGCAGAGAAAAATACCGCAGCCGCCGTCTGGACTTTATAACACAGACGCTGAATTAAAGGTTGAGTTCATGGGACCTCTGGCGCAAGCGCAGAAGAAGTACCATGAATCATCGGGGATATCGCAGGGGCTAAGCCTTATCGCCGCTATCGCCCAGCTGGCGCCTGCCGCTCTTGATACCGTTGACTTTGACCAGACAGTAAAAAGAGGCCTTGAGGGTCTTAACTTCCCGCAGGAAGCAATCCGGGAAGACAAGGATATTGAGGCGCTGCGAAAGGAAAGAGCGGAACAGCAGCAGCAGCAGGAACAACAGCAAATGGCGATGGAAACACAAAAGCAGATGATGGGAAATCTTGACAAGATGAATCAGCCGGTACATCCGGGATCAACCCTGGCGGAGCTGGGTAAACAAATGTCTGGAGGATTAGGATGAGTTTCTGGAAAGATAAAAAAATAACAGTTGAGAAAAAAAACGAATTATTAAAGGAAACCTGCCGGAAAGTATTCAGTACTCCTGATGGAAAAATAGTACTAAACATGTTAATGACAGATTTATTTTTATACGAACGTACACTAAACGACAGACAAAATATCTTAAATGACTACGCAAAATTTTTTATTCAGGAGAGGTTGGGGGTAAGCAGTAAAAAAATAACTGATTTTATCGCTGAGACCGCCGCGACCGAAGGAGGTATAAAATGCTGAACCTGATTAAGGGAATGCTAACAATGATGGCGGCGGATGTTGCCACAGACGGATCGGCGGACAACAGCAGCCAGCAGGCTGGTAACGCTGATTTACTTACTAACGCTTTCGCTGGCGCTGATGGAGGGGAACCTGGAACTAAACCTACGGTTAATACAACCGGCGGGGAAAAAGCTAAAGGGGATACGGATACCAAAAGCGATCAATTAAAAAACAAACTGGCTCCCTGGGCAGATCAGCTGCCGCCTGAAATGCGTGACAATCCTGACATGGCGGCTAAACTCGCCAAGTTCGGAAAGCTTGGAGATATGGCGAAAGCGTATATCGAGCTTGAAGGCAAAGCGGGCGGTGTTGTTATTCCGGGAAAAGACTCGGCGCCGGAAGCGGTCGCGGAGTTCTGGGAAAAAGCGGGAAGGCCAAAAGCCGCCGATGGTTACAGTTTCGCGAAAGACAAGGAAAGCGAGGGATCTACCTTCGCCGCCGCGGCTTTCGAAGCGAACCTGACAGAAGCGCAAGCGGCGTCCATGCTTAAGAGTTTGCAGGGAATAGGACAACGAAACCAGCAAGCGTACCAGGAAAGGATGAAACAAAAGCAGGCAGAGACAGCGGCTACTCTACAGAAAGAGTACGGCTCTAAGTACGCGGAGAATATAGAATTGCTGACACGAGGATTGGCCGCGGCCGGTCCGAATATAGCGAAACTATTAAATAACGCGGGACTCGCTGGGGAACTGGAAATCGTGAAAGCTTTTATCGCTTACGGCAAGATGACCGCGGAAAGCGGAATAAGCAAAGGCGATAACGCTGGCCAAACATTAAAGTCAGTACTTGATGGAGGCCAGTTCGACTATCCAAACACATAGGAGTTATTAAATGGCAACTTTGAATATGAATGATCAGATGACGGCTTTGGAAATCGTCAGACGCGCTAACGCGCCCGATCCATATAAAATTATCGAGCTCATGGGGCTCACAAACGAGATGCTTCTGGACGTACCGGCTCACGAAGCCAATAACGGTACCAGAAATGTCGCGTTACAGCGCAGCATTAAATCCATGGGTGAACACAGGATCTACAATAGCGGTGTAGGAAAGAAAGCCACACAGACAAAAATTGTAGAGGACCGCATAGCGATGATGGCCGAGTATTCGGATGTTGACGCGGAAATGCTAAAACATTCCGGAAACGCCAAAGCGGCGCGTCACAGCGAAGCTGTCGCCATTATCAAAGGTATGGGTTTAACCCAGGCGCATACGCTTATTTACGGTGACGAAAGCAAGCGTGAGGAATTCGCCGGTCTTATGCAGAGATACAACAGACTAGCGGATGTTGTAAACGCGGGAGGCACAGGCAGTAACCTCACAAGTATTTATCTTTGCGCTGTTGGTCCTGATTTGTTCCACCTGATTTATCCGAAAGGATCAACCAGCGTGGGTGTAAACCGGGAAGACAGAGGCCTTGTGGATGTACCAGATCCAAAGGACGCGACAAAGATGTATCCGGTTTACAGGGAATACTTTACCGCCGAGTACGGTATTACCATTAAAGAACCAATGGCGGTAAGACGTATCGCCAATATTCCCGCGAACATATCCGGTGACGATCTCATTGATAGAATACTCGATACGCGCGCGCGGATGCCGACAGGCGCCGCTACATACACGCTGTACGCGAATATTGATGTCATGATCAAGCTGGATAAAACAGCGAGAGACAGGACGAATGTTGTTTATTCCACAACCGATCCTTGGGGTAAACCAATCACCATGGTACGCGATTTACGCTGTCGCCGCATGGATGTAATCCTTAATACCGAAAGCGCGGTAGCGTAAGGGAGGGCGCGTAAATAATGAATCCAGTAAATTTTTTATATGACGCATTAAACAGTTTCGGCAGGCTTACAGCCGCCGCGGGAAACTTCCCCGACATTATTAACCTCGGCGAAGCTTCTATCGAACGGATGACAGTTGACCTGAAGGTTCCAGCGGGACCATTTACAGGTTCCTGTACACTCACAATCCAGGGAGCGGATACCGAAGGCGGTACCTACGCTACTATCGTAGCGAGCGGTTCAATTACCGCGGCAATGATCAATGACGGATACGGCTTGCCGGTTCCAAAGACAGGGTTCAAGTTTATCCGTGTCGCGATCGCGGGTACTTACACTGGCACAGTGGAAGCTATCATCAACAGCAAAATCGGTAAATAGCGCATGGTAAATATTTTTAAAACAATCTTTGACGCTATTACAGGTAATAGCAAACTCCCATTATCAGATGAAATGCTTGTAGAAGCGGAGAAACTGTGGGATGTAAAGGACGGCAACTGGACACCGGAACAGAAAAAACTATTTGGTAATGAGTTAAATATTTATCAAAAAGATGGTTCTGCCGGATCACTAGAGAAAAAAGCGTTCTTCGCGAAACTGGCGGAAAGCCAGAAGCCGCCGGTCAAGGAAGAAAAAACCAGCACATACACTTACAGATGCGTGACAAACTGCACATATGAAGGCAGGTATTTCAAAGAGGGTGAGACAATAGAGCTGCCCGAAAAGAAAGAAGTTCCACACTTCAAGCTTGGCGAAGAAGGTGGAGTATAAGAAATAATCCGGTATAAAAGCGGATTAAATATTATTTGGGAGAGTAACGTGAAAAAACTATTTGTTCTTACGTTATCACTTTTGATGCTGGGGGCTGTCTTTATAGGCGCCGCCGGCGTCACTGACCCGGGTGTTATGACAGACACAATCCTGTCATGTGAAATCAATCAGCTTTCATTTGAAACATTTATTGTTACCTATGAAAGTAATTCGTTTTACATAAAAAACGAAACGCCTACGCATGAAAGTAAAGCGGCGATTGAAACCACACTTAGAGGCCATGAATATACGTGGGATTCCGCGTAAAAAATGAATCGCCTGGCCGTCAATTGAAAGGCGGCCAGGTTCTTATAAGGAAAACTGATGAATATTAACTTAGATATCGTTAACCGCGCTCTATTGGCTACAGGACAGGATCCTATTACAGAGTCGGATAAAACAGTAGATAACCCTAATTACGCTCTTTGCAGAACGTTTTATATTACTACGTTCCTGGAAGCGTTATCAGAAGTTGAATGGGTAGGCGGTAGAAAACGTGATAAGTTAGTTCTTACAGGCAGGCCTGTTGTATCGGATCAAAAGTATCTTTACGCGTATGATTTACCGTACGATTGTGCCAGGCCCATTGAATTACAAGACAATGAATATTTCATTGTAGAAGACAGATTGCTATTAACTGACGCTCCAAGAGCGGAATTATTATATGTTTCCAACGGCAAAATATTACGGCCGATAGCGATAGCGACTATGCGATTGGGAGAACGTCCTGAGAATGAATACTTTACAGCTGGGCAGCCATGGACAATACAAGACGAGACACTCTACCCCGGCAGGCCGCGGGATATCACAGAGGAGCTGCCGGAAGATCCGGAAGCGGAAACTGATTATCCGGATTATTTTATGCTTGATTACGAACCAAAGTTTTTTGAATACATAGAAAAGAAACTCGCCGCTAAATTCGCGATGAAATTATCAGAGCAGCCAAAACTGCATGT